TTGATACTATACTTACCAATATCTAAATTAGTTCCATAGATGTACTCTCCGTTAGTCATCTTCATATAAATCATTTCATGTACTTGAGCCATTATCCAAAAAAGTCCTCGAGTGATGCTTTTGGTTCTGCACTCCAACCAACTGCATCAAAGATTGGTTCGAGTGGTTCAAGAAAAGTTTTCTCAAACATTTTTTCATAATCAATATATTTATTTAGGTTTAATTCTTTTGGTAAAACTGTTTTGAAAGAAATCACATTTTCATTTATTGGATTAGGAGTTTTCAAATAAGTGTATTTAATTTTTTCTCCATTATTTATTTTTTCATATTTATTATTTAATCCATTTTTTCTAACATAGTGGTTATATAATAAACAACCCCTAGAGTGTATTGGTGTTCCTTTCCCATAGATAGTATTTCTATCTGAATATTTCCAGACATGACGGACTCCTCTCGGAAAAGATATATCTTCTGCGGGAGAGTCTTTGAATACATTTTTGAATACACTTACAAAGTGTTGTGCATCATTTTGTGTTTGTGCAACAATAATCTTAAATAGTTTTTTCATGTTATCACGAACCAACTCTGGAGTTGATGACTTGATTGCTTCAATACCCATAATCTTAAGTTTAGGTTCTTTATATTGTACACCTTCTGAGTTGTGAACATTTAGAATATATCTTTTCTTTGCAACCCAGATACCTTTGTCTGCAATTACTTCTCTACCCATTTCCATACGATTAGTCATTGCACCCGTATAGTCTGCAAGTTCTTCATAAGATTTAGTTAGGACTTTTTCAAAATGTGTTTTACAAATCTCGTCCAAAAACTTAACTGGATTTTTAGGATTAAATTTTTGGACGAGTTCTCCCATATTAATATAGAGAGAGTCAGTATCAATTGCAATCACATAATCTACATCGTCAGTAGACATTAGTTTATTCATTTCTTTATTGACAGTTCTTTCTGCCCATAGAATAGATAACTGACCACCGAGTGTGATTGACTCTGCAACTCTTTGGTCAAAGTATCTAAACCAACGATTACCCAATGCACCATATAAAGAGTTCATTAAAATCTTAATAGACATCTGTTGATTATCTAAATGAGTTATTTTATTTGATAAAGATTTAGTTGGTGTGGACTCATACTCTTGTTTTAATTCTAACATTTCTTTTTTAATGTCAACTCTTTCTTCGTAATACTTTTGAATTACATATGGTATTACACCTTGTCTATCTTTTTTAAATCTTGCACCATTAGGTGCGGTTGCATAAGTAGTATCAATCTCAGTTTGTTTTCTGAGTATATGTTCTAAAGATGTATTAACCAGACCGTCCACAACTGTCTCGGGGGACATATTGTTTTGCACAATGATATTTGGATACAGTGAATTCAAATCAAAAGATACGACCCAATCATGACTACCTACTTGCGGCTCTTTTACATAACCACCGACAAATTTAGATTTAGACTTTTCTTCTTTTGGTGGACAAACAACTTTATTACGATTTAACATACGATAAATTATATTATCCCATATCTTAGTTGTTCCGAGTACATCACGATAGTTTACACCACCACGATAAGCCATGGTGAGTGATAGTGTAATTAATCCGAGAGACTCTTCAAGTCTATCAATAAGTTCTACGTCTTTTATATTATAGTCAATAAACTTTTGATAATCATTTTTATATAATGCAAATAAACTATCTTGTTCTTCATATGATATCTTACCTTCTCCGAGAACCACGTGTGCAATATTGTTTAGAGAATAAGACTCTTGTTCTCCAAGAGTATTGTAAGTAAACTTTCTAAATATTTCTTTGTAGTCTAATTGTGTAATACCAACTAACTCATATATTTTTGTTTGATTACCATAATAGTCATAACCGTCATCTTCATTTATATAACCCCAAGGTGATAATTCTTTTATCTTATCTTCTCCATACATCTTACGCAAACGATTAATAATATAGACCATATCAAAACTAATACTATTCCAACCCGTGACAATGTCAGGATAATTTTGTTTCCAATAATCTAGAAACTTATGTAAGAGTGCAGCCTCATTCTGACATTTAGTATAGAGAACATTTTCTGCGGGACTATAATCTCCACAACCCCAAGTACGATAAACATTCTCTTTGTTATTCTTAGTGGTGATTGCAGTAATAGGATAGTCTGCATATTTTGGTTCAGGGAAACCTTCATCGGACTGCACTTCGATATCAAAACTTGTGACTGAGATAGTATCACGGTCAAACTTTATTTCATTGGGATATTTTTGTGCGATAAACTGTGATACGAAATCATTCATTCCGTAAATATTAAAAGTTTCTACTCCTTTATATCTTTTTGTAAAATCTGTTGCATCACGCATAGAGTCAAACTCTATCGGGTCTACGGGTTCGTCAAATAAAGTTCTCCAACCAGATTTAGGTTTGGGTGTGGAAACATACAAGGTTGGTTTGAACGGAATTCTTTTTTGAATTCTCTGACCACCTTTGTATCCTATGTAAAGTAAGTTGTTTCCGAAACGGGAAACATTTGTATAAAAATCCATTATTGCATATTATATAGTATTAATCAAAAAAAGTCAAGGGATATTTCTATCCCTTGACCACAAATAAAAGTTATTTGATTTTAATAGTTTTAGGTTTTTCCTTCTCAGGAATATTTCTAGTCAATTCGATTGATAGAATACCGTCAACTATTTCTGCACCTTTTACTTCAACATGTTCTGCGAGTGCAAAAGTTTTGTAAAAGTTTCTTTCTGCAATACCTTTGTGAATAAACTCAACTGCATCTTCTGGTGGAGTCTCGTTCTTTTTAGAACAAGTAATCGTCAGATTATTTTCTTTGAGTTCAATATCAACATTCTTTTTATTGAAACCAGCAACTGCCATTTCAATAAACCAAGAGTCTTCACTTCTCTTAATGATGTTATATGGAATGTTAATACCACCGTTGTGTGGCACTGCGGCTTCGGATAGTTTATCAAAGATACTATCGAAACCTATTGTAAATGGACGGAATTGTCCAAACGCTTCTATTGTAGTCATATCTACTCCTATATTAGCAAGTTTATGGAGAACCTCACCCGAGCATTCTCTCTATATTATATATATGGGGACGAATTTTCAGATTTCAACAAACACCAGCTTGTTTACTACTCTTTACTATTCTGACACCCCGTCTAGATAATTCGTTTCTAATCTTTTGTTTAAGTTTAGGTTTTGTATTCTCTGCATTCAACATGTTAAACAATTCTTCTTGAGACAATTGTTTCATATAATAATGTTGGATAGACTTTACTTTAGTTTGTCTATCAATCTTTACTTCACTTGGTTTGTATTTTGTAGGCATATTAGTATATAGTTTTTTGTTAACCCTCAATTCCAAAAGAATAAGTCACACGAGATTGTAATGGTGTTATTTCATGGTCAATACCTCTAGGTATATAAACAACATCGCCTGGCATCATAACTTTATTTATTTCTTTTACTTTTAATTTAATGCGACCTTTTACTTGTAGTAATAAAACGTCCATACTATCTTTATGTAATGGAAAACTTTTATGTTTACCAATACCTATGAATGCAATATTTGTAATATGTTTATTCGGACAAGTTTTTTTTAATAGAGAAATAATTTCTTTTACAATAGGTTTAACTGTTTCTCTCCGATGTAGCTGTTGTAATTCAGTTCTATTTTTTTTGTCTTCATATTTAATTAAATCTTTAGGGTGACTATCAATCATGTTAATAATTGTAGTCCAGTTTTGATTTATTAATTCAGGTTCAATACTTGTTTCTAAAACACGATTACTTTGTATTGCTGAAACTAAATCGTTTTTCCACATTAATATATAGTTGCGGGAGTCATATCTACGCAAATGTCTTGACCAACTTCTGTCTTACCACATAAGATAGTTCCGTTAAGTCTTTTCTCGCAAATAGGATTTCCCTTGTTATTAAAAAAACATATATTAGTATTTGGTTTTGCACCCCACTTACTATCAGTCAAAGGTATTCCAGTCATCATTGAACAACCCGAAACAATTAAACTGAAAAAGAAAACTGCAATGAGTGGACTAAAATTTATTAGTATATTCTTATCTATCATTTGTTTCCTATGTTATATTTTGGACACAATTCCCATTCATTCTTTTCTTTAAATGGGATTATCTTTATTTGTTTTAGGGAACTGCATTCCTTTGCTTGTTCCGTGTTCTGTATTTCTACTAATCCCCAATCACTCAATAGAGTTGCGATTGTATTTCTTCTTTCTATATCTGATTGTTCTAGATTAGATTTCTTTCCGTCTAACATAAACAATTCTTTGAAGTGTACTATAAAGTATCTTCCTTGTTTATGTAGTATATGACACGATTGAAATAACTTGTTTTCTTTACGAGATGCAACAC